AAGTTTTCTACCTTGAGCAGCGATCTTTAACCCACGCTCGTCTACGAATGCAGCGATGTCAATTAATGATTGCTCTAATGAAGTTTCATTAAGATCAGCGTCAGTTGCAAGTCTGTTGGATAGTGTTCCACCTTGTGCTAATGGGTGCTGTGTATTAATAAGTGACACACCATCACCACCAGGATTGGTTCCTGCAGCACCTGCGCCTGCGAAAGCTGTGTTTAAAACATCAATAGCTTTTACTTGTTTTGTGTTAGCCATTGATCTTGCAAGAGCTCTTGTGTATCTAGCAGCAAGTCTATCATAAAGATTATCTTCGATAGCCTCTTCTGTGATTGCAAACGCTAATGCAATTGTTTCATGTGTGTAACGTGCAGTAAACGCCTCTGTTGCTGTATCAAATGATACTGCAGCACCTTCTGTTTTTGTTGGTGCAGAGCCGAATCCAGCTAACATTACCTCTTCTTCGAATGCACGATCTGAAGTTTCCTCATCGAAAATTTCAGCGTGTTCGTTTTCGTACCTACTGTACTCCAAGCCAAACAGTGCGTTTAGACCTGGCTCTAACTCTTTAACGAGTTGACTTCTAGATATAGCCATAGTTTAACCCCCTATACGCCTGTTGTATCAGTATACTGATGTTTATTGATTCTAACTAGAATGTTTGCATTCGCTACAGTGTAATCACTGTTGTCAGGATCAGTTGATAAGTCATACACAGCGAAGTTTGATGCGTTGCTGGTTGCAAATGTATCACCATCAATAGCCACGTTAGATATACCTGATTTGGTATTTCCCGCACTGTATGATGCAATGTTACATGTGGAACCAACTTGAGCTCTTCCTCCGTTTGTGTCATCTACTTTGACCTCAAATATTACATTTGGATCGCTGATTACGTTTGCAACTATGTCGTCAGCTACAATCGCACCCGGATAATGAGTTGAGAAAGTTGGTTTTTGTGATGTTGGATCTGTGTAGAAACAACCGTTGAAAACACCAACAAGCTCAGCACCGGCAGATGAACCTCTAGAGATAGATCCGTTTGCGTTTAATACAACTGGATCACCCATAAAGATGGAGTTCGTTTCGTTACTAGCGATGGACATCTGTTGTTGACCTTGTCCGTTATAAGCGGAACCCATCATTAGCACTGGACGAAACCCAAAGTTACCGTTTTGATTTGCCATTGTTTACTCCTTAAAAGTAAAGTTATTAAAATGTAACTAACAATGGCTTGTAAAAAACTTATTCAGTCTTTTGTGAGCCACCGAAAGTCACCCTGCTTTGCCTATCAGGTTTGCTGATTGGCATACTGGGGTGAGCATCCTTTAAAAGATCATTGTCAACTGCTTTTATTTGGTCTTGAGTTAAGCCCTCATAATAAGCATTACGTTGTTTAATAATCTCTTCTGGAATGCGAGCCAGCAATAAGCCACCTACTCCAATGACCCCTGCGTGTTTACCATCTTCAATTGTTGGTAATTGCCAGTCAGGATATTCATCTGCTCTTACTAATTCATAGCCTTCACGAAGACGACTAATCACGTTCTTAGTGTCCTGGTATCCTTGAACTTCTGCTCTTATCCAACGATGGATATAACCATCTGGCGCAGGCGGTGCATCAAGTGATGACGGTCTCTGCCAAACACGTTTACGTTGAGTTTTTACCCGCGTGTCAGCAGATCTTGAGGTTTTAGTTGTCATGCTTGACCTCCTTTATTAACGTACTTTGCGTACTCTGTTAGTGGCACACCGAGCTTTTTAGCGATAGCGACTTGTGAAGGTGTGAGTCTCACAGTCTTGCTGCGTGCATTTTTAGAAGATGAACGATTTGCGCTTGCTACAGCCTGCACGGGTCTGTCATCAGCAGATGTATCATTCACTCCAGCCTCATTTTGACTGAACTTATGAGGAAACTCGTTTTTCATGCGTTTATCGATCTCACTATAGTATTCTTCTGACTTCGGGTCAAATCCTTCTTGTCCCACAAGTTTTTTATGAATTGCTATAGCTGTGTATGTCATGGCTTCGTCGTTTCCAAACCATGAGTTATCACTTGCCCATTTTTCAGCACGTGGATCAGGTGGGGCAGCAGGTGGTTGTGTAGGAGCGTCTGGTGTTTTGACCTCTTTACCCTCTTCTTGCTTTGCACTGTTTTTAGCTTCACTAGCTCTTAGTCGCTCTGCGTCTATGGTTAGCTTAGTAAGCTCCTCTTGTGCTTCAACCTGAGCTTTGACATCGTTATCCGCAACAGCTTTTTGATACCTATCTTGTAAAGCTGCTTTTGAAATCTCTACTCTGTTTTTAAATTCATTTAGATAACCTGTATCTAAATCTTTATATTTTTTATCTAAATCTGTGTATTGTTTTTTAATACCATCCGCATATTCAATCGCAGCTTTTTCACGTCTTTCAGCTTCCCGCATTTTTGCAGTCAACTTATCAATACGTTTTTTTACACTGTCGGAATATTCGTTAAGATCTTCTTCGTTAGATTGTTGCTCTTCTTGTTCGGGTTTAACTTCACGAACGGAAGATTCCTGTTCTTGTTCTTGAACTTCGACTTCGTCTTGTTTCTGTTCTTCTTTTATATCTACATCAACAGGATTGCCTGATGTATCTATATCTACCATTTTTTCCGGCATGGGCCATGACCTCCATGAGTCTATTTATATGTTGCATGTAATATGTCTTCCGGATCATCAATCACTGCTAAGACCTCATCATCGTTCAAAAGTCTTAACTCCCCACCGTCTATTTTAATCCTTGAGCCTGCGTACTTAGCAAAAAGAACCCAATCTTTTTCTTTGCACCAAGGGCCTTCAGGAAATCTTTCTTTATCTTTATATGCATCTGGACCAATTTTCAAGACTAATCCTACGTTAGTTGTAAGTTGAATTTCTTCTTGAGCCTTGTCTGTAAGGTGCACACCTCCCTTTGTTTTTCTCACGCCCGTGTGTGGCATGATCAACATGCGCCAACCAGTTGGCTTTGGAAGCTTTTGCATGTCCGTCATTTCTTTAGCTTTCTCTTCTTTTTTAGCTAAATAATCAGGTAATATTAGTTTACTCATTTTCTTCGAACCTCTTCATTGTTTCTTGCATTTCTGATTTTGTCGATCTTAGTGCTTCTAGCTTACCTGTCAAATATTTATATTCGTCCCAGTCCTTGACACCAGAAGTTAGCATTTCTAGTAGATCAGCTTCTCGTTCTTCAATTTGTTTTTTGAAGACAGTAAATAATTGAAATATGTCCACTATTTCTTTTTAGTGATAAGGCCCATCGCACCTTTTGCTCCCTTGATGCCGAAGCTCGCACTGCAGGCGATATATAAGAGATGCTTGTAATAATCAGGAAGTGAGTGTAGAGCCTCAAAACCAGCTTTGATATGTGGTGTCCATCCAGGAATGAAGACTGCCACCGCCGGAACCAACAGGCATATTAAAATTAGCTCGTCTTTCCAGCTCCCTTTCATTTGATCAACAGCAGAAGCCTCCCAACCAATTTTTCCGGCAATCTGCTGTTCTTTGAGAGACTTCTGTGCTTTTATTTCAGTGAGTGCTAAGTCAGCTTTTGCTTTTTTTGTTTCAACAAAACCTTTGACCGCATTACCGACTAAGTTTGATAGGGGACCTACTAAGAGATTAAACATTAGTAATTACTAAGTAGATAACAACAACAGCTGCTCCACCAACTAACATCTTTCCTTTTTTATTTAGGTTGTCCCATTTAGCTTTTAGGGATTTAATCATATCCATTAGAATACTCCTTTAAATGGTTTCTTCTTTACTTGCACTGCCTTTTGACCTTGAGTCTTAGACTTTGCAGGGTCAACTGCAGGTGACTTGTAAGGAACTTTTTTACCGTCAATAACAGTATTATTATCTGTAGCTTTGTCCATTACTTTTTCCCCTTCCTTACTGTTTGTGCTGCTCTTCTAAAGTTAGCTGCAGTAGGTGCACCCTTGGCACCTTTCTTACGCATCTTACCACCACGTTTTCTTTTGGCATGTATGTTTGCGTATAAACCTGGTCTACTCATTACTTTCTTTTTTTAATCAAAGGACTTGTGCCCTTCATTTGCATTCCTACTTTAGCTTTTTTAATTACGCCACGACCAATGAGAATATCCTTCATTGTTACTTTGCCGTCTTTATTTAAATCTGGAAAACTTTTCTTTTTCTTCTTTTTTACTTGCTTACCTTTTTTTAATCCTTGAGCTTTTAATCTAGCGGTAGCTTCTGAGAGTCCACCGCCTTTAAGAAGTTTCATCTGTTTGGCTGATGACATATTTTCTGAGCCACCTGTAATCGCTCTAACTGCTTTATCATAAGCAGACTTTGGTAAAGTTTTATTCTCGTAAGACCTTTTAAGAATATCAAGAACCATTGATTGCATTCCTGATCCGCCAAGTTTTTTTAAATCATCTGCCATGTAAAAAAATTACATTATTTTTATTTTAATGCAAGTCTCCCCTTTTGAAGTTTGGGTCCATATTCATCTTTGCCCACTCGAATAATGCATCAGCTTCGTCTTTGTTTAGGTATAACATGTAGAGTTGTCGGACTATTGACAGGTATGCGCTCGCAACTATTAGCGGATCAAACTCTTCTGTGATGTATTGAAGACTATTGTTGGTTTGATCACGGATAACGGTCTGCAAATCCTCCATTTGCTCCGGTGTAATCGCTCTTAATTGATGCTTAAGTCCTTTTGGGACGAGTTTTTCCTGCTTTGGAGAGGGCGATTGCAACTTTTTGTTTTTGTGCTCTTTTTTTGCCATGTTTTTTCGCTGTTTTCTTTAAAATTTTAGGTGGATTGTCTTTTACTTCTTTAAAAGCTTTCTCAACGGACATTTTTCCGCCTTTTGCCCTCATTTGTACGACGTTTTTCATTAAAGTGTTTAAATAATTAGCAGGTGTTAGCCTTTTTTGTCGACTTTGTTTCTTTACAAGCTGTTGTAGCTGTTGAATTTGTTGTCTTGTAAGCTTTTGTTGTACCATTACCCCTGTCTCCTCTTCAATTGATCACGTGTTATTGCCATTTTTTGCCTATATTCAGTCATGTCTTCGCTCGATTGTATCTTTTTTTCTGTCAAGTCTCTATCTTGTTTTAATTTTTCCTGATCTAACTGAAATTGCATCATGGACTCTTGTGCCTTACGTTGTATTTCTGCACCACGAAGCTCTAACTCTTTGTTTTTAAGCTCTACAATAGGATCTTGTCCTTGTTGTGTTAAACCTTCCTGTTCTTCTTGCACCATTTTGTTTGTTAACACTGCAATAATTTGTGCAATTTGATTTTCTGCTTCGTTTTGAATTTGTTGTAATATTTGTGGTGGAACTTGACCACCCATTTGTTGTGCGATCTGTGTTAATTGTTGTTGCACCACAGCTTGTATTTGTGCTCTTGCCGCTAATGAAATGTGCTCTGACACGTGCCCTTGTAAAATTGCAAGTATTGCAACTTGTGATTTGACTAAAACAGATGAAGCAAAGGATCTGTGTGCCTCAATGTGAGCATCGTGATTCTGTTGAATGTAAGCTTGTAACTGTGCACCTTTCAATGCTTTTGCATTTTCGACACCAGGATCTTCTGGCACTGGTTGACCAGGTATAGGTAAAATATTTTCTATTTGTTGAACACCTAAGGCTTCATACATCCTACGGTAAGCTTCGTATAGATTATGTAGTTCAGGTTTACTTTGAGCTAATTGTAATTGCATTTGAGCCATAGTTACTCTTTGAGAAACTGAAAATATGTTTGGATCAGATACAGGTAAGACATCTACTCTTTGATCAAAATCCATCGCCTTTACAAAAGAGTTGCCTCCCGCCACGTTGTATGGGTATGTCGGCGGTAAGTATGTTGCAAAAACTTTTGATAATAATTTAAACTCCATGCGCTGAGCATAATGTAATCTTTTGTGAATGGCTGACATGACTTTGGTGCCACGTTCTAATAAAGCCATGGTCGTGCCGACCGGCATTTCTTGACTACCTCCCTCCGCTATTTTCATGTCTGCTATGGAAGCAAATCTACGACCTGCATCAACACAAAAACCTAAAAGATTAAATAATGTTGCAGACGGCTCTTTGTAAGGAAGAGGTAATAGGGAGTCTCTTAGTATTCCGTTAGGTGCGTCAACATCTCTAAACTCTCCTGGTTGTAGAGGTTGATCATCGTCTCTTATTCTGAAACCACGAGACTTGAACCCAGCAGGTAAATTTGACAATGTTCCTGAATCAAGCAATTGACGAAGTGCAGCAGTTGCAGTTCGTGTAAGACCACCCAACATGTGAATAAGACCAAAGCCATAGAAACCAAGACCGGGTAAGAATTTGTAATGAACAAAATATTGAATTTTTTTCTTAAGCGGATCAGACTTATTATAATTTCTATAAATAGATAATATTTTTCCAGAACCTTCGTCGATAGTAACAATATACGGTACTTTAATGCCTGACTCTTCTTCAAAACCTTTTAAGTCTAACAAGACGTGCATCTCTAATAAAGTATAATCTTGATAGGATTCTTCTTTCTTTGTTCCTTCCATATCGTCATATTTTTCTTGAATATCGTTTTCAGCTTCATAAGGATTAATTTCAACATCTTTATAAAAACCAGATACTTGTTGTTTTTTAATTTCATTTTCTGTCATCTTCACAACGTGAGTGACACGCTCTGCAGATTCCAAATCAGAAGTCATGTATGGAACAACTAAATCCTCTGCCGCTACAAATTTAGATACGGCCCTGCCCATCCCACCGTCATAATAAATTTTCTTAAAAGCTGAACCGGCAAGAGGTAAGTGAAATAACATTTGATCTAACTCAGGATCATACTCCTCCATTACATCTGAGATATAATAATTCATGAAATCTTTTACTCGCTCTGACTGAGCCTCTACTTCAGGAGTTGATGCTCCTATGATTTGAGTTCTAACAGGGCCTCCTGCTGGTAATAATTCTTTATATGATTGTGCCTGAAATTGAACCACGGATTCAGATAGTAAGGGATGATAAACTCCACTGGCACCAGAGAAAGGTCTGGTTCTTTCCTCGTACTTAAAACCTAATAGGTCTAATCCTTTAGTGTACCCCTGTTCCCATTCTTCTCTTGAACTTTTGTCAGAAGAGTAATCTGCTTGTAAATCATTAGAAAGATTTTCTAAGTCGTTGTCATCCATGACCTCTGCTAAGTTTGCACCAAAAGAAGTAACATCAACTTGTTCTTCAGGATTAATGATAACGCTACCATCATCTTCCTCTAAAAATTTTCCGTCAGGATTATCTCCTTGTAAATTTATTTCTTGTCCAACTTTTTCTATTTGTAATTCTTCAGCTGGATTAATCGCTTTGTCTATATTATCAACCATTTATGACCTCATCTAACGAAAGTAAACTAGAGCTCCATACTTGTCCACCACTTTTACGGCTAACATAATTTTGTAATAAACCCTCGTCTAACTCTTTTGCAGGGTTGTCATAATTTTTACTTTTTAAGTATTCAATTGTTGGAGCTAAATCTATAAAACCCCATCCTTGTTTAACATTTGATATGTATCCACTCTTACCACGAAGTTCGTCTGGATTTACGACATAGGTGTTAAAAAACTCACCCTCATCGTTTTTCGCACCTTGTTCATACAATGTAGGTGGCACGAAATCCTCACCATATATTTGTTGACCTAATTTATTAATTTTATTAACTACGTTTGTTGCAGCCTTGTACATTGTGTTATTTTTTGGGTTTTCATCAGAGCCATAAAAATTAAGATGACCTTGTGCTCTTTTTTGGCTTCTCTCATCATTGAACTGTGCGAGCGTTGTTGCAGCACTTGAAAAATCTACTCCGCCTGTTGGATTGTTTTGACCGCCTAACTGAATTTGAGCGGAGTGCTCACCAGGTATCCATTGAACTTTATCAACACCTGTTCTAATAGAATCTAAAACAAATTGATAAATAGATTCCTCAGCGTAACCTAACGGACCAGTAGCCACATAAGGTAATGTTTTTGAAACTTTACCCTCTTGGTTCTCTCTACTTATTTTGTCGTCACGATATAAATTTTCTAAATACTTATTTAGTTTTTTTGCATACTTAAATAATTCAGCAGCTCTATCATTATTGTTTAAATAATTTTCTCTGTTAGCATCTGGTATGTTATCAATCATGGTGGCCTCTTGACCACCGAACCGATCAAAGATTCCCTCTTTAACTATATCCGAAGAGGCGGGGACAAAGATATCACTTCCTCTTTGAGCAGCGGCAAGTATATCGGTAATGGCACTACTCTCATCTGGTGTAACTTTAAATATTCTTTTAAAATTTTGAAGATCATTGTTTGCAAAATCTGTAAGCTCTTGTCGTATTCTGTCTTGTTGAATTTTTAAACTAGGGTCGTAGTATTGATTCTCTCTACGTATCAAACCTTCATCATCAGATTGAACTTCAACAAGGGTATTATACTTTACACCACTAGGGTCTGTTAATACACCTGTTCTGTAATGAAAGGTGTCATGACTTTTAGTATCTGTCCAAGAGCCATCAAAGTGTGTGCTGGCTTTTGCAGACTCACCCAACGCTCCCTCTCTTAAAGCCACAGTTATTCCTTGAACATCGTAGTTTTCTATACCCGCTGGTCCTGTCGTTCTATAACTTGGCCCCGATCTTTCTAAGAAAGATAATAAATTTTGATCTTGCGCATCGCCAGACGCTGGCACTTCTAAGTTTTGATTAATTGTTTGAAATAAAACGTCAAATTGTTTATCGAATGATTTAAACAACTGAATGTCTCTGTACGCCTCGTTGTATTCGGGACTGCCTAAAGGTAAGTCATTAATTCTTGCTTCGTCCTCCAAATATTTTAATTGAAGCGAGTTATAATTCATACCAAAGTTTTTCTGTGCTTTTTCATCTCTAAACTTCGTTGCCATTTCTTGAAAATTTTGATTAGCTGCACTTATCAGCTGAATGTATCTCTCATTCTCCATCTCATCTTGTCCGAATTGTTCATTAGTAAGTTGAATTATATTTACCAAATCATCTTGCATCGGCATAAGCACACCCTCTCTTAAAAAACGTCTGTCATACAAATTAGTCAATTGATCATTTAATTCTTTTAAACTTTTTATGTAGAGATCCGTGTTACTCAGTCTATTCTCATCATCTCTTGCGTATCTTACTTTTGTAACCTGAGAGTCAAGACCAGGGTTATTTAAAATATCAACGAGTTCTTGTTTAGTAAAAACTCTATCTTTGTTTCCTAAAAGAATAGACTCAAGCCCAGACTCTTTTAATTCAGCAGCAGAAAGAAAATCACCAAAGGGTGTGTTTTCATATAAACTCTTTGCTTGTCTAAGATTGGTGTAAAGTTCTCCTGCATTTTTTTGAAAGTCATCTGGTAATAAATTAATGTAAGCTTTTAGGGCAGATACACGCCTTCTATCTTTATCAATCTCATAACTTTTTTCTCCTGTAAAATCCACTCTACCTGCCTCAAAAAAATCATTAAGGTCATAAATCGTGCCCATAAATTCAAACTGAGATTTCTTTTTATCGTCAGGTAAAAAGGAACTTAAAAATGTTGAGGCAGTTTCTGCTATTTGAGGCCCATATTTATTGACCGCTGTTCTTACTACAAAATCTCTAAGTGCACCTACAGGTGTCCTTTTTAAAATATTAGACACAAGTTTTTTATCTTTAGCTATTTGATCTTTATTTTTTTCACGAAATTTTTTTATGCCCTGATCATCTGACTTAAAAAAATCTCTAATAAGATCTGAAAGATCTCTTGCTTCTTCATCAGAAACTCCTTCTAAACGGGACTCCGCTATATCTCTTGCTGTCTTTTCTGCTTCTGAAAGCTCCTCACCTATCTGTTCTTGTTCCGGTGTCCGTGATTCAGGTCTCGTGTTTAAAAAGTTAGCTATATCTCTAAATCGATCAAAGATTGACATTAATAATATTCCTTGTTCCTAGTGTCTACGGGCTCGTCTTCAAAGTCATCAGACAACTCGATCCAACGACCTTGTCTAAATCTCATTAATGCTTGTGTCATGGAGTCAACTAAATCGTCATGCTCACCATAAGGAAAGGCGGCACACTCTTCGATTACCTCTTCTGCCCAAACTTCATCTGGTGCCCATACTACGCCAGACTGAAATAATGGTGCTACAGCATTAACTCTGCTCAACTTATCATTGCCTTTAGAAGGTGTAAAGTTGATAACAGGAATACCACGCATTCGAAGTTCTTGCGTTAACGGCATACCTGTGGCTTTTGCTTCAATGACCACGGACTCCGGTTCCCAATACTTGTAACTATCATAAGCAATCTCTTTCATCTCAGGAAAGTCCCATCTGCCTTTTTTCATATCAAGCAAAATTATATTAGGTGTTCTTTCGTCAGGCATGAAAATACCCCAAGTAGTGATAGCGGAGTAGTCGGCGGTTTCTTTTTTACTAAATGCAGTATCATAAGATTGTATCACGTGCATCAAACCAGGCATCTGTGACTTCTCCCACGTTTGCCACCACTCACGTTTGATAATAGCTCCTTCTTCTGCTGTAGGATTTTGTTGCCACTGTGCATTCCATTTTGCAACAGAGATGGATGCTTTGACAGATTCTAATTCTTCTTTTTGCCAATACTCTGGCCACACTGGTTTATCAGAAGGTAAGATCGCCGGAAACTCTATAATCTCCCATTGGTCCGCTTTCGGTTGTCCTTGGGCCTTGATCAATTCTCCGGTGATATCTTTTGTATTCCAACGAGTCATGACAATCACAATAGAACCACCAGGCTGCAAACGTTGACGAGGACCTGATGAATACCACTCCCACGCATTCTCTAATGCTGTTGCACTGAGTGCATCTTGTTCTGAGTGTGGGTCGTCGATAATTAACAGATCAGCACCACGACCGGTTATTGCTCCACCGACACCGGCAGAGAAGTATTCGCCACCTGAGTTTGTTTCCCAACGACCTGCTGCCTTAGAGTCCGCCGATAATTCCATGCCTGGAAAAATATTTTGGTAATCTTGTGTGTCGATTAAGTTTCTAACTTTACGGCCAAAGCGTTGTGCTAATTCTGCCGTGTGTGATGTTTGAATGATCTTGAGTCGTGGTTCACGGCCCATCATCCATGCAGGAAATAGGTATGAAGCAAATTCAGACTTTGTATGTCGAGGAGGCATATTAACAATAAGTCTCTTGATATCCTTGTTGGCGATAGCCTCAAATTTTTTAGCAATAATTTTATGGTGATTTCCGGCAATAAACTCTGGCCATACAGATCTAACAAACAATAAGAAATCATCCTTTTGTTTGCCTTGTAATTCTAAAATTTTTTTTCTGAGTAAGAGTTTCTTTAGGGCTTCTTCTTGCTCAAAAGGGGTTAGCCCCTCTATGTTCATTCCCATTGAGTTTTTATATCAAATTGGGTCCCCTTTTCAAAAGTATTTTGTGGAGGTTGTGTATGTGCAAAACTTGACTTTGTGCTGTTCTAGCAAGCAACCGCGCAACGCAGGGGGGTGGCGTGGGCAAAAAAACGGAGTTTGAGTTTTGGAAATTTTTGGGACTACTAGATATAGTATGTCAGTTGTAATATAGATACTATAATTTGTGGGATCTGAACAAGATGGTAATTGCATCAGGCATAAAAAAACCACCACCTGTGAGAACAGGTGGTGGTTAAAATGCTGGTATTAATTACTGGCTATTGATTAAATTATTTAGTTTTTCAATAACTGTAGTTGATACATCAGTTTGTTGATTTGTTGGCTTGTTAGATAAGACTGATACAAGAACCCTAGCCAAGTCTTGCTTTGACATTTGGTTATTGGTTAGCCAAGTTAATAGAACACTCTCAAGAGTATTAGAATAAACCCAACCAAGCAAATCATTTTGCCAATTAATATTAGTGTTGTTATCATTTTGATTTACCTCTGTATTGGCATTTTGAGTTGGTAAGTTTAAGAGTTGTAATAAGTTATCGTTTGGCATTACAACACCACCTTATCTTGATAGTTTGGTATTAAGTTCATAACATTAGAACGTAAGATACTATCTTTACATTTCTTTTGTTGCTTAATACTTGATATTAAAGGCTTTGGAGTAAACACGTTAATAGTCTGTTCACTACAAAACATTTCTTTCATTTGGTCATCAGTAAAACCAAACTTGTCTTTAATAAAAGTAGTCATCTTACTTTGAGATAAACCACCTTGACGCTTCTTATGTGAGAATTGAAACTCATCACCCAATAAGAAACCATGATACTTGCCACTCATAAAGGCAAGTTCTTTACGACAGCTTTCCTGCCATTCCTTAACAAAGATAGATTTAAGAATTGACAACCTAGCGTAGTCGTCAATCTTATTTCTGTCTTCTTTACTTATATTCTGCATATTAGCATTCTCTCTTTCTATACTATTTAAAGTATGTTTCCATTATGCATATATCCTAACTAATTGGAACATTTAAATATAAGAAAAAAATCTTTTCTGTGGATAACTATTTTCTTCTAAAAACAAGATTGGCGTTAGCCTCAAAATTTTTTTTTCTTGATTTTTTTTCTCGCGGTCGCGAGCGGGCATTTCCTATACTAGGAAACCGAATCAGCGTGGGGTCGGACTTAAGGGATTTTTCAAAGGATTTAAATTAGATGATTCTTCTGCCAGAGAAGACGATCGCGAGCCCCGCTCCTAAATTCTATATTAGGAGGCCGGATCCACGTGGGGTCCGACCTAAAGGATTTTTGAACCAAGGTCCCAAGCTTCAGCCCAGAGACCAAACAGGAGGAAACCTGTTACAGCAGCCAGTGCCTGCCATCTGGAAACACCGAACAACAGCATATAAACGCCGAAAAATATAGCTTCTAACATATCTTCTTCCTTTCTCAGGAGCTCCCTGGAAGAGCTACTGGTTATAATATGGTGATTCAGGAATCAAAAGTCAAGTAAAATCAACCTTTTTTTATTGACCTCGCAGGAAATTTACCCGCGAGCGCGCCGGGGAACTTCTATACTAGGGTATACTATTAACGTGGGGTCAGGACTCAGGGATTTTTGTTCAGGATTTTTACTTGACCTGCCTGGGAGCTGGGCCCGGTAAACTTTTACCATAACCCGTGAAAATAATTTGGGGGTCCACCATTAAGGACTTTTGTATCTCGGACCAGGGAAGAGGATCTTCGAAGCATGCAACATGGCTCTTGGACTTGAAACCAACCTTCGACGCTTCTTCGACCAGGTGTCCTGGAAAAATTTTCAAGGCTCTCTTAGAGAGGCTTCTGACAT